ATTTCCCGTCCAAGAAGCAATATATATTTTTGATTTTACCTTATGTATAATATAAATAGGCAACCTATACATAAGGTAAAATCAAAAATATATATTGCTTCTTGGACGGGAAATACAATTGATGATTATGGAAATCTAATCAATCAATATGAAGAACCAAAGCCATATATGTTTAATGTACAAACTCTAAACGAAAGTATCTCTATGCAAACATTTGGTAGAGAAGTTATTGCTTCAAAAGTAATATCTATAACGGAAAAAGATAAGTATTTAGATAAATTTAAAGAATACGATTTAGTATATGTAAATAAAACTCCTACAAAGTTTGAACCTACACCAACACCTTCACCAATTCCAACACCTTCTTCTACACCTATTGTAGAGGAAGCAAGTGAATTAGAGTATGGTGATGATGCGGATTACTTTATATCAGGAGTAAGAAATCAAAATACATCTATTCGAATATATTTAACTAAATTACAAAACGAGCAAAAATAGGAGGTAATAATATGTCTAAAAGAATGAAAATGAAAAATTCCGAAGGTATATATGTAGAACAAACAGTAGAAGATGCTTTAGTATCAACATACGAAGCAATTGGATGGGAAATAGTAGAACCAAAGGTAGAAACAAAAAAGGAAAAAGAAGAAGTTAAACTAGATGCAAAATCAAGTTTAAATAAATAAACGAAATGGCTAAAGAATATAACGATAGTTTTGAAGCATTTAACGACTTTATGCAAGATTTTAATAAAGCAATCGAAAGTCCAAACTTGAAAAAATATATCCAAAAAGAAGCCGTAAATCTTAGAGATAGGATAATGGAAGAAAATCTCATAGAGCAAATAGAGAGAGAAAATAATAGTGCAAATCGAGAAAAAGTAGATAAATATAAAGAAGGAAACGGAACTAGTATTGAAGGTAATGTCGTAACACTTTATAACGATGCTTTTTTTACAAACGATGAACTAACACACTTCTTTAATACCGAGAATAGAGATGCCAATTACGACGGATGGTCTATTGCCGAAGAAGTAGAATACGGCACAGGGTTAATGAGTGAAAGAAGTTCTAGTTCTACAAAAAAAGGGTGGGTATATAAAGGCGATAACGATGAAGATAAAGTATTTACTAGAGGACACGGAGGGAAATATATTTATCAAAAATTGTACTTGCGTTCTTCGGATAAACTAGAAAATTGGATTATCGATTACCTAAATGAAGAATTAAAGGAATGGGAGTGATTTATGTGATAGAAGAAGAATTATTTGCCGAATATAAGGCATTTATTAAGGCAAATAGTGTATTTAAAGATGTGGTAGATATATTTCCTACTACGCCTCAACAAACAATCAAATTTCCTATTATAATAATGCAAGAGATTAACAATTACGATTATATGCTAGGTAAGTCATTCGATAGAACGGAAAGTGTTAATACAATAAGTTATCGTGTTAGCATTTTTACAAAGCCTATAACAATAGGTTCAACAAAATATCAACCTAAACAAGTTATAAACGAATTAAGAGGGCTAACTTCAAAATTCTTTAACAATGTAGGGTTAAATAAAGATAGCGATACTCCCGTAGATAACATAAGTCAAGATATAACAAGACGAGAAATGATATTTAGCGGAAGAATTGCTAATTGGAATAATAGTTTATATTTTTAGAATAGGAGGAAATTAAAAATATGGGAAGATATTACACAGATAAAGGTGTACTTTCAAAAGGTGCTTGTTTAATGATACAAGACGCTAGCGATAGCAAATATATGATGCTAGTTCCTACAACTAATATGCCAGCAACTAGAACTGCTCCAGCAACAGTTGAAAAGACAGTATTAACAGACAATGCTATTACTAGAGTTGAAGGTCTTCAAGATAACGAGCAAAAGACTTATACATTTAATTACCATAGAGACAACATAATTCAATTAAAGAAATATGCAGGTCAATTATTAAACTTCTTAGAAAGAAATGCCGACGATACAGGAGAAAAGTTTAGCGGAACTCTAGCGTTCGGAAGAAGTGGAATTGAAGTAAATGGAATTGAACAAGGAGAAATTTATATAACAGTAAATAATTCCGAAGAATTTCCAATCGAAGATGTAAGAAGTGTTGTTAAACAAACAGCAATCATTACATCACCACTTAACGATATTACAATAGGACATAGTTCAACAGATAACACTGCAATTATACCTATTGAAACTAGTGCAGGTGCAACAGTTACTGCTGCTAGCGATGCTACAGGAACAGCAACTTGTTCTTACTCTAGCAATAAGTTAACAATAACAGGTGTTGCCGCTGGTAATACTATGATTAAGTTAGAAGTATCAAAGACTGGAGAAGCAACTTCTTATAGAACAATTGCGGTAACAGTTGAATAATTTAAAATAAAAGGAGAAAAACAAAATGAATGAATTTAGTAAGGAAATTATAGAAATAGAGGGTAAAGAATACACACTTTTCTTAAATAGACAAGGAATAGTTGCATTAGAGAAATTCACAAGAGGCGAGAAACAAGAAATTGCAAATATTCAAAAAACATACGAAGAGGTTGAAAAAGGTAATGTCGTACAAATAGACGATACTACAAATCCATTCGATGGATTAGAAGACTTCAACGTAGAAGGAATAAGAGATAGAATTTACGAAAAGTTATTTTGGATAATGTTAAATACTACACACAAATTAAGTTTTAGTGAAGCAAAAGAACTTTATGCAAAAGCAAAACAAGAGTATGGAAATCAAGTAATAGCATTATGCGACCAAATGCTTGAAGATGCTAATTTAGATAGAGTAACAATCGAAGACAATAAAGAAACAAAAAAATTGGAAGCACTAAGACCAACGAAGTAGAAAATAATGAAAACTCAAAATATAATAGTCTTACTGAATATTATTTCAATGAGTTATTTCCAAGTGCTATTATGTTCGGTATGTCTAGTACAGACTTTTGGGAAAATGACCCCCAATTGTATTGGGCATATCGAACTTTTTATTTAAAGAAAAACGATATGGATGTTGAATTAACCAAATACAATGCGTGGCTTAATGGAAATATGCAAAGTGTTGGTACATCGATTGCCATTGCAAAAACATTTGGCAACAACAAACAAATTCAATTTCCAAACTTTGACGAAACATTTAATGGTGAAAATCCTAATAAAGAACTATCTAAAGACGAGGCACAAAGTTATATTCAAGAAGAATTTAATTATTGGGCTAGAAGATAGTAGAAAGGAGGGATAGAAGTTAAATGGCAGACAATAAAAAAATACAAGTAGAGTTTATATTTAAGGGCGAAAAAGGTAAAAAAGAAATAAAAGATGTTACTAAAAACACCAAAGAAGCAAATAAAGAGATGAAAGACTTTACTTCTAATGCTAAAGTAGCTGGAAGTTCATTATCTAAATCATTTTCAAGCGTAAAAGGTGCCATTACCACTACTTATGCAGCCATTAAAAACTATATAGATGGAATAGTAAATTTAGCAAATAAAATAACCCCTTTAATAAAGAAACAATCCGAATATATAGAAGATTTAAACTTCTTAGACAATGCCTACGGAAGTGCTAATAATAGCGGTAAACAATTATTAGATACCTTAAACGAAATGGTAGGATATGACCCTGCCACTTTAGTAAAATCTAACGCTATCTTTAGACAAATGGGTAATGCTTTAGAAATTGATAGTGAAGCAGCGGATAAACTTGCTACAAACTTAACAAAACTATCCGTCGACGTTAAATCTATAACAGGTCAAGACCTAGAGAAAGTTGCTAGTAAATTCCAAAGTGCTATGGCAGGTAATATACGTGCTGTTAGGGCTTACGGAGTAGATGTAACACAAGCAGCATTACAACAAGAAGCATTAAGATTAGGAATAGACGAAGAAGTTGGTTCTATGTCAAGAGCCGAAAAATCAATCTTAACTTACTTAACAATGGAAAGACAATTGTCTACGGCAAACGGAGATTTAAGTAGGACAGTTAACTCGGTTGCTAACCAATGGGAGATATTCCAAAACCAATTAGCCGAATTAGGACGTTTAATAGGTGGGTTCTTTATTCCTATACTAAAAGGAATATTGCCCGTATTAAATGGAATAATAATGGCAATAAATACTATAATATCGATGGTTATGTCGTTATTTGGTATAGATGCCGAAAGTCTATCACAAGAATTTGGTAGTGTATCAAGCGGAATAGAAGACATAAGCGATGGATTTGACGATATAGAAGATAGTGCAACGGGAGCTGGGAAAGCAGCAAAAGAAGCACAAAAGAGTTTAAGAGGTTTCGATAAATTAAATAATATAACAACTCCAACATCTTCAAGTTCAGGAGGTGGGGGAGGAAGTGCTTCCGGAGGTATAGGGGCAATCAATCCTAAACTTCTAGACGCATTAAAAGGATATAACCTACATCTAGACGAAATGAACAATTGGGCTACTAAGATAAGAGACAAAATTATGAGTTGGCTTGGATTTACAAAAATAGTAGACGAAGCAACAGGAAAGGTTACATACAAATTCGAAGGAATAAATAAACTAATCGCAAACATAGGTAAATTAGTTGAAAAAATAAGGGGCGTAGCGAAAGGTATATTTAATTCACCTTTCGGAGAAGTATATACAGCCCTTGTAGGAATGGGTGGACCACTAAACTTCATATATGTTCACTTAGGTAAAATATTAGCAACAAACGACGAAGTATGGGAAAGATTTAAGGCGGCAATTTCAAATGCTTTCGAAACTGTTCAACCTTTATTCGATTTCTTTGTAAATACAGTAATACCGGATATAGGAGCAGCATTCGATTGGTTCTATCAAAACGTACTTAAACCATTCAGCGACTTTGTAGATAGTATATTCACTTCTGTATGGGAAGATACATTACTTCCTGTATTTGAAAAGTTTACTAAAGAAATTCTACCTCCACTAATTGAAATGTTTGAAAGTTTCTGGAACGACGTTATTAAACCGGGAGCAGAACTACTTGGTAACGTTTTAAAACCTGTAATAGATAC